ATCAGATCCATCCTTGCTTCTCTGTTCTTGGATAATAGTAGACTTTCCTTCTATAAGATTAATGGTTTGTATAGCCTTATGAACAGCACTTGATAGCTTATTCAAACCATCGCTATCCAGGCTATCTTGCATTAGGGCTTCTACACATCTATCTAATACTGCTTGTGCTGCTATAAGCTTTTCTTTGTCAGAGTAGAATACTTTCATATCCCCTGCCATTTTCGCCAGGGTATCCATAGTAGGCATTTCCAAACCTCTTTGTACAAACCATTTCTTGGCGGTATGATAAGACTTTGGATATCCCATATATCTAAGAGTTGGACCTATTCCCATTTCCTGGGCTGTTTCAATAAAGTCTGTAATTTGTTCTTCTGTAAATTGGCTATAGCCCATAATATCCTCCAAATAAAGGTTTGTTAGCAGATAAGGTTTGGATATTTGACATTACGACGCATCTTTGATAGGATTCAGGCATATTAAACATATCAAACCTCCCCATACTCAATCTTATCAAATATCATCTTTAAATCATCTGCAACTTCCATCTGTATCCCCAATTCAGTCTCTGCATGCTCATTAACAAACTCCAGAACCATAGATAACAATCCATCTTTGTATTCTACGTCTCTTGCATATGGTAGTAATTTCATTACCTTATTCATACCGTTTGAGTTTCCCCCAGCTAATATATTCTTAAATTCTAGATTATTATCCACAATCACCTAGTTTCTGCACCATTGTATTAAGTATACCATTGAAATAGAAAAGACTAAGAACCATGGGGGAGTTCTTAGCCTAATCTATGTGACTTGATGTTACTTGAGGAAACATCGCCTATCACTAGAGGTGAACTGCTATTAACCTAAGCAGCTATATAAGTATATCATTACTTAGACTCTTTGTTCTTGGATTTCTTTTGGCTAATTACCGTTCTTTTAACCCAGCAAGGCTTGCAATATGAACCATAACCGTCAGCTGAATATCCACGCTTAACATAGAACTGATTGATAGGCTTTCTGGTATTACAGTCCTGACAAACCTTAGCATCTCTAATAATAGAAGGACCAGTAGCAAACCTTTCTTCTGCCTTCTTCTTGTATGCCTTATTCATACAATCCTTACACCATTTCTGTAGACCATCATTGCTTTTCGTCAATTTATAGAATTCTGATCTATCTTTATCTACCTTGCAATTTGTGCATGTCTTATGCATATCTTCTCTCCCATTCCTTGTTTGCATGTGTTTTAAACCTATGGCAGTTAGCGCATAGGCATTGTAAGTTTTCTGGACTGTTATTCTTTTTGTTACCGTCAATATGGTCAACCTCAATTTGTTGTGGAACCTCAGCCACAAAGTTGCATCTTTCACAATAGTTTTTCTTATCACGGATATTGTACTTATGGCATCTTGAACACAAAACGCCGTATCTTCTTTCACCGTCATAACCAATGCCTACACTTCTACCATTTCTGCCACAAGGACATAATCTTGGTAGCTTTGATCCTGTTGCCTTACCCATTGTTCTCTCCCATTGTTTCTATGTCTAAGATATCCTGTATTACGTCATGCTTAAAGCCAATGACTGATGATTGGTTTCCACACCCTAAACAGGTTTTGTCGTCTTGTGTTATTTTAACTTCATTGCAATCTTTACAATATACAATGTCATATTCTTTATTCATTTCCATCTCCCTTATATAGTATGCCCGACACGGGCAATAGTGAGCCAGGGAAAGTTGTTAAATCTGAATGATTCCATTTATTAGTTTCTCTGGTCAATATGTTTATCTTTCCTTTACCTTTATTTACCTTTAGTGTATCGGATTTGACTATTGTTTCGTCAGATGTGATACATGGAATAGTCATATCTGGTACCTGGACTGTATAACGACTGTTTTTATACTGGTTGTTGTTATGCTTTTTCTTAACTACCGCAAGCCAACCCAAACCTTCAAGTTCCTGGATTACTTTAACCAGTGTGTTGCGACTACCAATTCCAGCATCCTTCATTAACTGTGCCTGGTTTGGATATGCATTGTTGCCTCTACTTGCTATTGCGTAAAGTACTGCCTTGTGATACCCAGTAGGCAAAGTCCTATCATCTCTGATAGCAACCATTACGTTTAAATCCATTGTTTCCCCATTTCGTATACTATATAAGTATAACATATAGTTTCATAAAAAAGCAAACTTTTATAGATAATGTCTAATTAAATTATTCTTCAAATGCTGCTTCTTCTGCAGCTTCTTCTAACTCTGATAGTATTTCTTGAGCTAATTCATAGGCTTCAGCCATTATTTGATTGCCTTCCCCCACAATTTCACCCATAAAATCCATATATTCGCCAATATCAACATCTTCCCAGCCATCTTCAATTGGTGCCTGAGCATTTTCTGTAAATTGTGGTTGCACATAATCATTAAATACACTGAGTTGGCCAGCATTGCCAACCATGCCTTCCATAAGAGACAAAGATTCTTGCAAGCCCTGCCTTACAACATTTCTGGCTTCTGCAATACTAATTCCAGAACTAATTGCAGAAACAAAAAATGCTGCAAGACCCATTATAGAGTTCCTTGATACTTAACTGTTTTCATTCTGTATGATTCTACAGTATTAAATGAATTAAGAACAGGCTGAAGTGTGCTAATTTGATAAACTTGATCATCAAGAATAGCGTTTCCATCCGCATCTTTTATATTACCAACTAAAGATCCTATAGGCAATGGTTGTTCACATCTTATGCTTAATTTTCCTGTTGAATCAATTCCAACAGACAAAGCAATATTGCCAACAAAATAGTACTCAACAGTACTTGTTGTACCAAGATCTTTTCTGACAAACTTATAATATTCGCCAGAATATTTGTATCTTTCAAACCCTAGAGTTTTCATTAGGCCGTTGTCCATCCTGTTAATACGATTCCATCATAATCTGGGTATGAAATCGTACGATCCATTTTGCCAGTATATACGGACTTTGACTTAACAAATGAAAGCTTTCCACACAAAATAACAGCCATTGGTGCAACAAAAGGCGAAGCCGTATCTCCTGGCTTAAATGTAGTTGAGGCATCATTTTGCATAGTTGTTGAGACAGACATTTGTTCAAACACAATATCTTCGTTATTAAGCATATATGCAGCTTGGTATGCTACTGCACGCTTCATAACTTCAACATCTTTAGTATTTGTTATTTCTGTTTCAAACTTGCCAACGTAAGCTTCAATTACATACTGAGCACGCTCAATTAATGCAGAAGTAACAATCTTTCCAGTAATAGTTTTTACTTGAGTTGTAGTTGTAAACATTTTTACTCCTTTCCTATTCCGCCAGCCATAGCAGACCTAAGTAAGTCATACTAAGTACTGGAATCTCTTGTGTTGTATATATTTCTTCTTCTATTGTTGGATATAGATCTGATTGATAGTCTACATTATTTTTATCAGTTTCAGATCTGATTACTCCATATGATGAGTTTGTTGAAGCCTGTATAAAAGGTCCACCACCACCGTTTGTTGGTGTTGTTTGTCCGTATGATGATAAACCACTAATATTTAACCTTTGTGGTTTTCTGGCTAATCTAGTAGTAGAATATTGCCAAGCACGAGTTGCAGTTGTTTCATTTATTTCATTTTGTGGAACAACTTGAATTCTTGCTTTGTTATATTCTTGACGACTAAATGTGTAGCCATCCTCAATACAGTTAACAAATATTTTTCCATTAATTGGTGTTCCGCCAAGCTGTTGTCCATTATGAACAATAATTGTGTTTGCGTAATCATCGTATGGGTTATTAACAATTTGTCCAGACTGATTGTATGTATTACCAAACTTAGCAACTACTGTACCAGCTAAAACATCCTGTGGCTCAACACCTAGCAATGGCTTTGTACTAATTTGATTTTGTTTAAATCCTGGCAAATCTTCATTTTCTGTGAGTTGTCTCAAAGCAACACCAGGAATAATAAATTCATTCCCTTCTTGTATTCCAAATTGACGATATGAATATTTTGCATGATATTGATCATAGTCATAAATGCTTTCTGGAACAAAGTTAATAAAGTCTGTCAATAAGTAAGTTTCTTTATTTGTTAAACCAGGAACTGCTGTAGCAAGGTTATAGTTAATATTTCTGTGAGTATCAAAATATCTAGTTGATGGTTCGTTGAGTTCAAATGGACTTAAAGATGCAGATGCTGAGTCTGAATTTTCCAATAACTGAGGTATTTCTTTAAATTCTTTAACAATTCCTAAATCTTCTGCAAGTCTTGGGCTTGATACATATAAGCTTGCACCGTTTGCTGCAGCAATTTTAATTGAATTAAGGAAGTCTTTGTACTGTTTCATTACTAAGGTTTCAGGATCATTTGGAAAATGACTAAATATTTGCTCATTAGATTCTGGATAATTCATAAATACAATTAAGTCATATCTATTTATATTTAAATCATCTTGCAAGTTTATAAATCTATCTTCACCACGATAATCTTTCCATCTTGAGGTGTGCAAAGGAATTGCTGAAAGTTCATCTATGTTTAAAACATCTGTAAAGATCCATTTTTGAGGATTAATAAATGATTCAAAACTATTTTGTAATTGCCAATATGTATTTTTATTTTCGCCTTCTGTAACATAAACAACATATGTTTTTGTTGGGTCATTTAATAATGCATCAATTGGTCTAGTCATTAATTCATCAAGACCATTAAATATCCAAATACCATTATCTTCTGTTTTAATTTGATTAGTTAATAGTATGCGATCACCGTTGTTTAATGTTAAATTACTCATTGGCAAATCAATTCGTGGTCCAAACCAACTTTGTTGTGGTTGCACAACTGGACCAGTACCTACAGAAACAGAGTCCATTATCCAGTTTTGCTTTGGATTTATTTGAGAAGGACTTTTATATCCAGGTTGAGCAGTGCTAAAAACTTCTTCCAAGTTTGGATAAAATATCATACCTGGACCATAAATAACCACATTGCTCGTAAAAGCTGCTCTTACGTTTTCTAAAATTGAAACATCTTTGTTAATGCTTTTATCTAAATTAAAAATTTCTGTTTTGCTATTAATAGATTTATTTATTACACTATAGCTTTCAACCTGAAAATTGTTGTCTAATGAAATTCCATTTTTACCATTAAAAATTAAGTCATCCCAATATAACTTTAATGCTTTTTTAGAGTTAGTTGTAATTAAAGGCATTTTCATTTCTGCATTTACATTGCAAACCGTTGCATATTTTCTAGTTTGTTTTTTCCAAAGTCTGTATCTTCTTTTTATTTCATATTGAGATAAAGGAATATTTATTCCATGAGCAAACAAATGTATTGCTCCTCTAAATGCTCTAGAAATATTTAATGGATTTCTTACTGCTCTTTCAAATATTTCTTCTCCTGCAAATAGCTCATCAAATCCTATGTAATCTGTTGTTTTTGCATTAGGAAAACCATCAAAGTCATAGTTTGTTTCTATGTCTAAACCATTTGTTACATTATTAACAGATTCTAAAGGACTATTAAATAACCATTTTACGAAAGGATAAAAAATTTGATGTTCATTAACTTTGTCATCAAATCTTTTATCTAACAATCCATCTACCCAGATTTCAACAAATTTTTTATTAAATTTTTTGCCATGTTCTTTTATTAATCCTGGTCTTCCAAAATTAACTACAACATGGTGCCATTGATTGTCTGCAACATTTTCATTGCCAACAAAGGAAAAGTTTATATCATCTTTGGTGTAATTATCATAATAGTTTATACAAATTTTTCCATCTTTTATTTCAATATTTAAATTAACAAGTCCAGAATCATTTGAAGATGCTAAATAATATGGAAGCTTTTCTTGTATTGGAGTATGTGATGTAGCAACATCTCCTTTAAATATAGAAGAAATGCTTGTTCCTGTTAACTCAAAATTATCTCCAAGTAACCAAAATAAAAACATTCTGTCAGTAGAATCTATTTCTTTTGATCCAGAAGCTATAATGCAGTTTTGTTTGTCTGTTTTAAAACTAAACTCAACATATCCAGAACGGAAATAGTCAACATTGTCTGCAAGTTCAAGTTCTCCATATACACCTTGAGGCTTATAGTTTAAATAACCTAATGAGTTTTCATTAAAATAAAATACTTTTTCATCTTCGTTAACTGTGTCTGTATATTCATTCCATAAATGATCGTTTATGTTAGGTAGAATTGGAACTTGGTCTTTGTTAGTAAATATATATACACTTCCGCCAGGATTTCCATAAGCAAGATTAATGTTATTGGCTGTAGCAGCAAAATTATCAGTCCAAGGTCTTATTCCTGAAGTCTGTAGCATCTCAGCTTCAGTTTTTCCATCAAGCATTGGGAAAGAAAAATCATAAATTAATCTATTTTTCATTCCTCTTAATCGTTGAGTTTCAAATTGATCAAATACGTTAAGGGTATTTTTATCTTCAAACCCCTTTAAATCTTTATACTTTTTTTCTTTCATGTTACATGACCTCTCTCATTGGAAGAATTTTATTAGACTCTGTTGCTCTTAAGTATGATACCCATGGAGATAAAGACATATTTATATAAATCACGGAACCGTCAACATTTAATGTCATTCCAGACGATGGTAATGATATTTTTGCCAACATTGGACCACCAGGAACAGTAATCTTTACTCCAGCATCATTAAATGTAGCAATTGCTAGCATTACATCAGCAGCTACGGTTCTGTTTTCGTTTACTTCAGCATTAGCCATAAGGCCTGTAGCAGTCGCAGGATCTGCAAGGTATATAACTTCACGTTCAATGTATAGTTCTGGCTCTACGAAGCTTGCAGAGGCTGTAAATGGGTCTGTAACAAAGTTCACAGTAGTTGCAAATGCTGGCATTACAAATTCATCAGATGCCAACATTGGGTCTGACAGTTTATTAACGTTAAACTTACCTGGCATTGTGTTAAATAAATTAGTTATTTGTGTTGATGAAATAGAATTTTTATCCCAGTAGACCTCATCAATAATAAGCTTAGTATTTGTTGGAACAACAGGCAAAGCAGTTGATGCAAATGGAGTAATCAAGCAACCAATAGAAAGACGTGGATGATTGTTTAATTCATCATTTGCTCCAGAATCTGCAGTTGCAGCATTTGTTGTGCTGCCTGTATATGAACCAAGATTAACAGTCATCTTAAGAACTGCATCTACATAAAGTCTAACTGTATTATTATTCACGTTGGTGTGATCAAACTCAATAACTACAAAGTGACGGTTGTAATCAAACAAATCAAGACCATTTGTTGTGTCTTGTTCAATCCATGTTCCAGAACCGTTGTTGAACTGCATGTGCAATTTGCCCTGGTACTGGTAAAGAACAACATGCTGATTATCCTTGTACCCGTTAAGATTCCAAAGTACACGAAGACCAGTAGTGGATGCATCATCTAGTGCACGCTGAAACCAGAAAGCTGAGTGGTATGAGTTTTGACCAGTACCCCAAGAATCATTCCATTCTGATTCCTTAAGGATAACTCCATCAGTAATATAGGATGTGCCTGCAGTCTTTGCAGACTTTCCATTAATTCCAAGATCTGGATTAACAATAGTGCCACCAACAACTGTTGGAACAACTGAGTAGTCGTTATCTGTTCCATAATCTAGCGATGTGTCTGCTGCATCAAAGGTTACATAGCGATAAGGAGCAATGTTTGCTTGTACGTAATTGTAGTAAATATCATTAAGCATAAAGCCTTCTTTAGATTCCGCTGCAGAAATCATAGGTGTTGCAACTACTGTCCAGCCCCAATATACTGTTGCGTCAGTATTTGTGGCTGAGGCTAGCATTGGATCTACTGCAGCGTTAATGGTTTTGCCAGGGCTGATTGCTGGATCAACAAACAATGAAGATGCAGTAGCAGGTGTTTCCTGATTATTAATATTAGTAACAATAATTACATTAGAATTAATCATATTTGCACTAGCTGTAAACGGAGCAACCACAATAATTCTACTTGGAGCTATGTTGTCAATAAAATTATATTTTGAGCTTATAGTTGCAGATGATAAAGCAGATGGATAAATAGCTATTTCATCAAGCAATACTCCAGCAAGATTTCCTATACCAAGTGTCCAGCTTAATGCGTTTGAAGATTGATTCATTTGTGCATGAATTGTTGAATATGTGTGATCAAAAACTCTTGTTGCAACACCCAATAAAACAGAATCAACATAGACATCAAATCTAATTTCTGTGCTTGACCAAGTAGATGCAACAACTGCTACATTGTGCCAGTTTCCAGTTGATAATAATGAAGATGAATTTGTAATTGCTAAACTAATATTTGTTGATCCAATAGTAGTTAAATTTATAGTCATTGTGTTTGTGTTTGCAGTATGAGTAAAAACAATATCTGCATATCCATCACTATATGTGTAAGATGAATTTTGTGTTGGATCTGTTGAGCTGTTATTTATTGGTTTGTACCAAAATTCATGAGTCCAATTTTTTGTTGCATACATAGTAGATAGTGTTGATGCCCAATAGGTTTCATCTAAATATCTAAATCTATTTTGATTAGAGGATATAGTTGTTGATGAAAGTCCTAGTGAATATCCATCTGCAACAACTTCTAATGGAAGACCACTAGGTTGTTGATTTAATAATGCATCTGCTAATCCAATTGCACCTTTATCAATAGGTCCTATATTTAAAGAACCATAATTAGGGTAAACAACTGCATTTCCAGTAGGAAATTCATTAAAATAAATAAGTGGATTATTGGCTTTAACTAAATTAAAATAACTTTCAGGAACACTTACAATTGGATTAACCATTAATGCACTTGCAGTTAATACTACTGGAAGAAATGGTTGAGTCATTTCTGCTGATGCTGTCATTTCTTGTGCACCAAATGAAACATCTGATCCAGTCTGAACATCCACATTATTAATTATGTCTGCTGATGCAAGAAATGGACTGACAACATTATTAACAAAAGTATTTGTTTGAACAATTGCGTCTGGAAATAACACAGAAGCCACAATTGATGTTGTAATTTGTGTATAGTCAGGTGTTGTAACAATAATGGTTGGTTCAGCAAAGATTGTGCTTGCTGTTGCAGGTGTTTCTAATAATATGGCGTTTGAATTAACAGAAACTGATGGATCTACTATAAGAGCAGACGCTGTTGCTGGTGTTTCTGTTATTGTTATGTTTGTTGCTGGAGTAGCTGCATTCCATACACTCTGGATTTGTGAATATCCAATATTAGCTCCAGTTCCAATAAACCAGTTAGCAATGTTAAAGTCTACGCTTGCTGCTCCACCTGATGTAAAGCCCCAGTTAACAGTATTAATATATTGTGGATCAGTAAAATTATATAAATCGTAGTGTATTTTATTAGCACCATTAATATAAAAATCTATAGTTCTTGTTGTGCCACTTGTAGCTACTTGTAAAGCTATAAAATACCATTTGTCTGCTTCAATTAAATTATTGTTTTCATCTCTTTCAATGATGGTTGAACCATTTTGAGTATTGTTATAAAGAAATCCATAAGTATTAGGGTTACCAACAATACCACCTTCTGGTCTATAGCTAACACCAATTGAATATCTTGAAGCGGCTGTACCTGATGCTGTGTTTTCTCCTCTATGAATACCAATAGCAGTAGCACCAGATAATGAGCGTATTTTAATCCAGAAACCAACAGTATAGTTGTTTGTCATAATCAATTGATGTAAAGCATTATTTTGGCTAACACCAATATAGTTTCTCATTCTTGTATTATAAGAACCACCTACTGTTTTAAATCTCCAACTACCTTCACCTGAAAATGGGCCTAGGGTAGATTCATAAACAGGATTTACACCTTCATTGGCTAAATATGTAGTTATATCACTTGCATTTGTGCCTTGAGCAGCTGGAGGAAAAGCGTCTGAGTTATTAAATGAAATAGAACCAAATTCATTTAGTGCAGTTATTGAATCATATAATGCGGCCATAAAAAAAGACTACGCTTGTTACAGCGTAGCCATTCCTCCTGTCAATGCTAGTTCTGGATTAATAGCAGAAATGCTATGACCATTCAGAGAAAGATTAAAGTGGTGCAGGCAGGTAGTTTCAACTTGTTTGGCAACAGTCATCACATGGGAAATGGATGTTGAAACTTTTACATTAACTATGGTGGCAACAACGCTGAGAGTTAATGGACCTGCCTGCACACATGTATTCATTATGCTACGGTGATTCTTACGATTCCTGTAGCATCCCAGGTAATTGTGAAATTACCGTTGGATGAAGACTGATCTGAACCAAAGTCAACATATCCAATAAGTGGACGTGTTGCGTTAGTTGATGGGCTTGCATCGTAAACTACTGCATAACGAGCAGTAATTGTTGATGAAGACCATGTTACATCGTCAGCATCAAGAACGATTACGTTTGATGCTGAGTTGTATGTATTAGTCTTGTTAGCAAGTGTGATTCCACCTGCTGTGTAGCCTGTGGCTCCTGTAACTTCGTGAGTTACAACATCATCAAGATAGTTGTGTGCATCCTGATCTGGTGTGTAGGCATTGGTTAGGAGAGCTACCTTAATGGTATCTGTATCCCAATCAATTTCCTTGTTTAGTGCCTGTGAAAGGAACTGTCCGTATAGTTTTGATGGCATTATCTATTCTCCCTTACGCTGACGCTGTCTTTTCAACAATTGCGAATGCATCTGCATCTGCAACTGCGAAACCACGACGAATACGAGTCTTAAGAACAACACCGTCACGAGCAAACTCTGCATCACGAGATACAACTGACTCTACTCCACCACGAACACCGTTGATAAGCATCTGACGGTTTCCGACGATGAGCAATGGGTTTCCTGTTGGTGATGCTGATGCTGCTGCTGAAGTAGCTGCACCGTATGAGATTACTAGTGGATAACCAAATAGTGATCCTGGTGTTCCTGCTAGTGGATCTGGTAGAACTAGGTCAGAGTTACCCTTGACCATTCCACGAATTTCCTTAAGCATCTTTGGGTGTGCCATCCATACTGTGTTTGCTGAGTCAAACTTTGATGAATCTTCAACAATACCAAGTGCATTGTTTAGATCATCGTATGACATTGCTCCACCAGTCTGGATAAGGTTTGCGCCTGCTGATCCTGGTGAGATTGCACGGTATAGAGATGTGAACGGCTGACCGTCATCTCCATCGCCTGCTGCTGTTACACCAAGGCAAGCATTATCAAACTTGCGTGCCCACTTTGATGCCCACTCACGCTTGTACACTGAAAGTGTATCTACGAGCTGGTCATTTACATCTTCTTCTGAGATGTGCATCAACTGTGCATACTTACGTGCTGTTAATACGATCTCGTCAAGAGTTGGTGCTGATGCAGGAATCTCATCGCCTTCAGCGACTACTGTTGGTGCATCTCCAACGAAACGAGGTACTGACTTTGTGCGTGAGGCCATAGCTTCACGACGAGCAAAACGCTCTACAGCAGAATTAGCAATGAGGTCCTGGATTACAGTTGACCCTTGCTCTTCTAGAATGTAGCCGTTTGCCTCTGTTAGGTCTGTGCGACTAATTGTCATTTTATCTCCTTGATAAATTATTAAATATTAAATTGTAATTAGGTAAATCGTCCAATTTGCCTATGAAACTTTAGGAACGTCCGTTGCCTACAGTATAGGACAAGTATATCAGATTTCTTTAAATCTTTCCAAGAATCTTAGCAGCTTGGAGTTGTGTTGCACTGTATTGAGTACTAACACTAGCCTTAACTGCTGTATCTGCTTGGCCACCAACTCTTAGTTTGGCATCAAAGATTTCAGGTAAGTCATTCTTCAAAGAAGCTATCTGATCGTCAAGACCTGAAACCTCATTGTTTGAGTCCAGAGAAAGCTGGTTAAAGTCTACAAAACGCATGAAGCGTGATGGATCCTTTATTCCGTTTTCCTCAAACTTGGACTTTACCTTTTCCTGAAGAAGTCTATTAGAATAAGCAGACACTAGCTCTGTGCTGCTTTGCAGATCAGCCTCTAGCTTCTCTTTTTCTTCTCTAAACTTCTTTGCCTCAGCCTTGGCACGCTCTAACGCACCAAGGACTGCAGCTGGATCTTCAATTTTTACTTCTTCAACCTTATTTTCAGATTGTGGTTGTGTCTGCTGTTCCATTTGTTACCCCCTGTTGTAGTAGTACATTGTTTGTGTTTGTATTTTGTGATAAATCTGTCAACGATGATTCATTTGCAGCCATCTCAGCAGCCAACTCTGTATCGTATCCCATTTCCACAAGAACTTGTTCTAGAGAAACGCCAACTACACGCTTCTTAACTGCAACTTCCCATGCATCTAAGCTTGCAAGAGATTCTGCTGGCTTCCATACAACATATGCGCCAGAATCAATACCTTGGATTAGCAAGATGAAAGAGAACATATCACGCCATGCATTACCAAATGCAATTTGACGATCTTGGATCTTCTTGATTAGTGGTGCTTCAGCTGTACGCAATGCTTCTCCACTTGGAATTGATGTTTTCTCAAAGTAGTGAAGAGGAGTGCTTGTAATAGATGCCATTGAACGAATAAATTCGGTAACTGGCTCTGTAAATACCTTGTGATCTGCTGGAGCAAACTCTCCAACTTTTGATACACCGTTAAGGTACCAAAGTTCTCCAGGACCATTCTTTAAGCGACCAAGATTTTCATCTACAGTGCCTGTCTCATTAAAGTCTTCGTATTCAGCACCGTTGCCACCAGATGACAGAGCATAACGCTGTGGAGCACCCTGATAATCAACAGTTGTCATGTGAGTTGCAATCATTTTGTTAATTGCATCTTGTGGTCCATAAGCATCTAGGTGCTCTGGACGACCATATTGTCTTGTAGTGCGGAAATGGAACACAGGAACTTGATTCCATGGGTTCTCAACAGTTTCTCTGAGCATAAAGCCTGTTACTGATGCAACATTCTCAATATCTCCATAAGTTGCGTACTTTTCAATACGATCTGGGTAGTACATGTTCATTTTTGTTAGATTTCTACCTTGTGAATCAGTAGTCTGCCACAATTTAGCAGCAAAACGCTTAATTCTTGGGTTCTCATCATCATAAATGATAATTGTTGTAAGCGGTGAGTTATAATCAACAGTGATTTCACCATTTGCGTCAGTCCATACAATGCCGTATGAGTCTCCATACTTAAGAGCATTGCGATGAATCTCATTTGCATCTAACTTTAGGTCATTCTTTTCCCAGATATTGTTGATAATGTCAGTTTCTTGTTCGTTCATGCCAAAAATATTAGCAATCTCAAGTCTATCACTTACTGCATCAACAACTGTCTTAGCAAAATTAAATCTAAAGTGCTTGTTGTTTTGTCTAAATAGCTTTAGCCAAGTTTGTGTTGTAAAGATTTCTCCCTGTACTGCATTGTAATAAGACTCTGCAGTTAAATAATGATCTCTGCGATCTAGAATTCCTTCTAGTGCAATTTTAATATCAGACATATTCTCTCCTTAGATAATTGATCTGTCTTGTTTCTAGCTTTACTGCTTTGTTATCCAAGAAGTATAGGATACCAGAAACAACAGAGTCTAGTACGTCTTCATGGCTTACTTTAGGAAATGAATACATCTGCTCTTCCAAAATTGGGAAATGAGTAGTATGTTTTACTTTTCCTTGTTGATAAAAGTTCAAAGCTTTACCAGCACGAATCTGCTTAGATAAACTCTGACTCTTTGATCTGTATTTTGCGGGGACGTTCTTAAAAACATCTTTCCACAAATCTCCACCCTGGTTTACTTCAACATAAAGAACACCAACATCGTATTTGTCTACAAGGTAGGTAACTCTTTCTGCTAGCTCAGATGGCGACATCTTCACTTGTTCTGCATGACGAACATAAATGTTTTCTTTACCTAGGTCATCAACACCTCTGGATAAAACAGATATGCCCGTATAGTCAGAAACTTTTCCTTTTGTTACAGCTGGGTCAATAGAAATGATTGTATTTCCATAATCCTCAACTTCTTCAATTAATACATCCTGGTTTGTCCAGAAAGTACCGTCAGTATTGATTGGACGGTTCATGTAGTTCTTAGCAAAGTCACGAAGATGACGTTGTGACTGCAACCACTCCAAAGACCACTTCTCAGTCCATACAGAGCGTTCTGAGCCATCATCATTAGTCATAATGGCTGGATAGTAGTGTGCCTTTACGTTTTGGTCTGCAATCCAGTTTAGCTCAGGATCATCATAGCCTTCTGCGTATTTTCTAAATTGGTCCATTACAGAGTTAGGCATGGTCGTTGTTCCGACAAAAATCATACGAGCATAGATATTCATAGGGGCGATATCGTCAAAGACGGTATTTTTCTGCTGTCCTGCTTGGTATTCTGAGTAGTTCTTTTCGCCCTTCTCAATATCATCCAAGATGATCAAGTCTGGGCGTTGACCAAATACTTTCTTACCTAGCGAGTTAGTGTCAATACCATTAGCGTCAAATATAAAATCATTGCTTTGAATAATACGCCATGAGTTAGATGCCATCGCACGACCAGATGAACCAACGATCTTAGGCTTGCAAATTTCTGGATAGTCCATTTGAAGATATTCATTTGATTCCAATTCGTTTTTAAATGTCATAAGGTGGGTTTCAGCCTGGCTAGCAGCATCAGAGAAAGCAGCAATAAACTTGACGTGTCCATGACAAGCAGCCCACATAGGAAGAATTAGAAAGATCCAAGTGGATTTACCACACTCACGAGGTGCGATAAAGGCATCTCTGTTCTCCTTTGGCACTGTAGGCTTATGAATCCATGATTTGCCATACTCAGCCAAGTCCAAATGAAACTCAGAAAGAGTTATCTCTCCATGAGCGTTCATAAGGTGATGCGGAAGATAGGTAAGCGCAAAAAGCATAGGGTCGTATTTGGTAAGTTCCTTGCGTCCCTCAGATATAGACAAGAGCTCAACAGGAACGTCTTTTAATAGTTCAGTTGCCAGCACGTTTCTTCCCCTCTTGTAGTAAAACTTCTATTTCGTCTTCTTCTTCTATTTCAAGATAATCGTATTGATCTTTTACGTCTTCTTGAATTGTGTCCCATTTGTCCAAATTACTTACTTTCTCCCTTTGCCAAAAGCTCATAAATATGATCTATACGTTCTTCAAGTCTATTTATCTGATCTTTCATTGAGCTTCCCCCATTTGGCTTAAGTTCAGATAAGAATTTGGTAATCATCCATTTGGTGAAAGCAAAGAAAGATCCCAGAACTAATACTACTGCTGAGGCTATTGCGGAAATAATCTCTGGACTCATGGTTTGGATACCTCATTATGGTATGGATATTCAACTTGTGGGGAATATTTTTTGCAAGCAGCGAAATTTGAAAAAAGATTTTTATATTCCGACTGGGTACCCCCTTGCATATCAAACCTTAGCATATCAAACCCCATATGTCAAACCTTCAAACCTTTATCTTTGATAAATTCATTTCTTGCCTTTGCCTCATTGAGCAAATCTATAATAGCCAAATCAGATCCATCCTTGCTTCTCTGTTCTTGGATAATAGTAGACTTTCCTTCTATAAGATTAATGGTTTGTATAGCCTTATGAACAGCACTTGATAGCTTATTCAAACCATCGCTATCCAGGCTATCT